AGCGAGGTCACCAGTACCCTGTTGTATCTTAGCTAGTTTAGCTAGGTCTTGAGGTTTAGTTAAGTCCAGNCCAGCTAATGCTTGACCCATACGTGCTTGAGCAGAAGGGGCACCACCNCGTGCAATCTTGCCTAAACCACTGGCAACNCCTTGTGCTTGCTGTTGTCCAAACATACCACGGAAACCAGCAGTACCTGCAACAGGTTGCTGTGTAGGAGTAATCTCTGTGAGCATTCTCATTAAATCTTGAGCCATTGTGTTTGTTCTCCTATTTACGAGTAGTTAGCGTCGTCTAATACGTTATAATTACTTAAATCAAGAACATCTTGAACGTCTTGAACTGTATTAGTAGGTGTGTAATTTTGATTAGTTGACAGACCACCGCCAAGCCGTCCTGACAACCAGTTAAGACCTTGCGACAATAAGCCAGTATCTCCTGAAGCTAAATTGGGCTGTCCTAACGCAGCGGCAGCTACTTGTTCTTGTAACGTAGCTTCTCTACCAAATAGACCACCAAGTAAAGCTGACTGCTGTTGTAGTCTTAGCTGATTAGCAAGGTCTTCAGCTTGCAAACGAGCTTCAATACCGCCTAAGCCTAGTTCAGCACCGTACTGGGCGCCTGTTTGCTGTCCTCTAGCGGCTAGTGAAGCAGGTGTGACTGCGGCACCAAAGAGTCCAAGAGCCTGTTCTTGTGGCATATAACCCGCACCTAACAAACCCTGTGCCCCTCAAGAGACTGCTGCTGTTCAGCTAATGCTTGCTGTCTAGCACCTAAACTAGCACGTGACATGGCTTCCTGTCGTGCAGTCTCCTGTGCCAATAACTCAGGTGAAGAACCACCGTAAGCAGCGGAGGAGAGACCTAAGCGACCTTGGGAAAGCATACGCTCTTCCAAAGCTAAACGCTGACGCTCCTCTTCAGGACGCTGTGTAGCCCTAATCTGCTCGAAGATAGCCGCTTGTTGTGCTGCGGGGTCTTGCCCCACCTGACCGAACAAACCGGCTGCCTGACCCATTAGCTGCGTCTGTAGAGCCTGTTGCTCAGGAGACAAACCAACTGTTAAACCACCTTCAGGGGTTGCTGATACGTCAGCTAAAGAACCTGTTACTGTGTAGGGTTTAAACTGAGCAGTAGTGCCTACTTGTTCAGCTAACTGAGTAGTAGCAGCTTGTGACTCTCTACCTAGTTGCTGTGCTTGGTCAATGTTCTCACCGCCTAGATAATACCTAGCACCAGTCTCTAACAAGTCCTGACCTGTGCCGCCTAAAAATCCCATTAATCCGTTACTCATTATATCAGTCTCCCTAATAGAGCGTGTATATCAATTTTTTGAATAGAGAACTGAGCATCATTAATCTCAGCTTCAAGGCCAATCGTCACTACCTCACCGCTACCACTGGTGTTTACCTTCGGAGTGTTGATAAGAATAGATGAAGTGTATTCACCAGTAGTGTTGTACTCAGCAATGCCGTACTCGGCTAGAGTTCCTGTACCAAAAATAAATGCTTGCTTAGTGTAACTTTGCGTATAGTCATACCCCCAGTTAAGAGTTGTGGGTGTGCTTTGACCGCCGATAATAGTTAAGTTAAATTTCTTCAAGAACTTTAGGTTAGCCGCATTGCCAAAGTCCAAAGGATTACTAAAGTACCGCATCTCGTACTTTTCAGTTCCGTCTAAAAAACCACTGTACTCAACAATACCACTGTCCTTGCCTATGTAAATACTACCACCCTCAAGAACAGCAAACGACAGAGGGTTTAGACCTGACCAAGTAGTAGCGCGTTGAGAGCCATCCTCTAAGGGTGTTCTCATGTCAAAACAATATACAGTATTACTGTCAGGTAGTGTCACCGCATAAAAAGCATTATCAGAACTGTACACAGACTTAATAGGTTTAGTTTCTAAAGAGACTAATGACATTAAATCAGTACGTACATTCTTACTGATGTCACGCACAGGCATAGACTTCTCTTGGATAGTCCTGCCAAAACTACGTACACCCGTGTCAGACAAAAAGATAATGTCAGTGCCTGTGTGCTGTACTGAGTCACGAGCTATACAACCAACGCCTTCTATGGTGTCTGTAAGGGTCATAGAAGCCGGAGAAGTAGCACCGGAGTACACTAGTATAGACTTCTTGCCAAAGATGATTAGAAAGCCATTGTGAGCTGCTAAGGCTGTTATCTCATCAAAGCCTGTAGGCCATACAGTAGTAACGTCTAACGAACCTGAAGTACCACCTGTCCAGTGATGTCCATTTAACAAATCAGAAAAGTATACTGTGTGCTTATTGCCAGTAACATCCGCTGCCCAAAGTCTCCCGTAAGCTGCTAAAACTTCATTAGCCTCTGGTGGTGTACCTGTTGCTTGGCTGTGTGCTGAGTGTTCTTCCAATACAAAAGAACCACCCTCGTCTGTACCAAGCACGTACTCATGGTCTCGTTGGAACAAGTACGCATGGTTGTTTAGAGTAACAGCTTTCCAGTTGTTAGCTGTAGGAGTATAACCCGTGGGTGTGGCATCCACTAGTGTTGTAGTCCCTGTAAATAGTTTGTTATTACCTGCTGACACTATATATTTATCGCCGGAAGAATCAATGTATTCATACACTGTTTCAATACCACGGCTAGTGCCTAGTACGGAGGAACCGTTGGTACTGACTTCCTCCTAACCTTGTCTTGCACCAATACGACCCAGCTTGTCAATAACACAGTTGTCTGCGATAGACGCAAACGAAGGATTACCACCAATAGGTGAATCCTCTGTGTTAAGGCCAAAGAATCCCGGCGCTGCTACTGTAATGTTCTGTAATTGTTGAGCCATTATGAATACCAGATAGTTTCTTCGGGGTGTTTGGCTGAGTCATAAGCAATGGCGTCCGACAATGAATTACCGGCTAAAGCAAACAACTCTGCGGCGGATGTACCACCCGTTTCTCCACGCTCTCTAGCTCCAAGTGCTGTAGCTAAGTGTGTTACGGGTATAAAAGGTACTGTTAGTCTGTCAGTATCGTTAGTAAATTCATCAGTACGTACAGCAGAGTTAAACGTCACCGTGTACGCTTTGTCTGGGGTGGGGTAAATCTCAACAGTGTCGTCTCCGTTAACGTCCACACCTTTAAAGCAATAGTATTGCGGCTTGCCTGTGGGAGCAGGGGTTACTAAGTTAGCGTTGTCCATGTACGTAGAACCACGGTACTGTATAAAGTTCTTGGAAGTTTCATCTATGACGTTAAAAACCTTCAAGCTAGTACCTGAGCCTGTCAAAGAATATGTATTGGTATCAGCAACAAGAGACAACTGTAATTCAGTACGTAACGCAGTCCAATCATAAGAGTCTTCTACAGTTCTTTTAGCATCATTAACAAGCTCCCCTATAAGCTTAGAGTAGCTGTTCTGAGCTACAGTGCTTACCTCATCCTCTCGAAGACGACGTAGCACGCTGTTTACTATCTGTAAATATGTCATGTATTAAAACCTTCTTCCTGTTATTAAACCTTCTGCTGGCTGTGTTGGCTGTAAAAACTGCCCTAGTCTGTTATAGTTAACAAGTTGCTGTGTAGCTGGTAAAGAAGCCATTTGTTGTTGTTGTTGTTGTTGTGACTGTATTAGTGCTTGTTGAAAAGGTGTTATTTTTGTCTCAAGCTTTAACATATCTCCAAACAAAGTATCCGTAGTACGTGTAGCTGAAGGACTGCTAGGCATAACTACTTGTGGCAGACCAACACTAGGTAAGCCTAAGTTAGGTAAACTAATATCAGGTAAGTCTACATCAGGTAAGTCTATATCAGGCAAGTCTACATCAGGTATAGCGTCACCGATAGTTTGTAAAGCTGGGTCTACGTATTCTTCACCAACAAAGTCTAACACATCGTCTACAGGGTCTATAACGTAGTCTTCAATAACGTCCCCTACTTCCTGTGCAACATCTTCGGTAGCTTGTAAAACTGGGTCTACAACTTCAGAACCTACGTAGTCAAGAGCATCGTCTATTGGGTCAATAACAACATCTTCTATGACATTAACTACAGGCTCTACTGCTTGTAAGATAGGGTCAACCACCTCACTGCCTAATAGGTCAATAATGTCATCTGCTGGGTCAATAACAACATCTTCAGCTACGTCACCAACTACTTGAGCTATATCTTCTACACTGTCAAAGATAGGAGCTAAAGCGTCCCCTACAGTTTCTACTGCTCCTACAATAGGGTCTAAAACAGACGCAAGTCCGTCAAAGTCTAAATTAGGAACACCGCCGAAACCACCGCCTTCAGTTATGTATTCTACTAAACCGTCTTGTAAAGCGTCTTGTAAATTACCTCCAGCTACCGCTGTTTCTAAAGCAGCTGTTGTCCCTTCAATAAAATCAGGGTCGTTAGCAAGCTCAGTCGGAATACCAATAGCTTCTAAGGTATCAGTAATTAAACCGTCACCGGTAAGTGCTAAAGCAGCATTAAGCGGGTCTTGATTACCTATTGCCCCAAGCAGTTGTGATGTCCGACCATAGCTAAGACCTAACAAACCTGAGCCTGTAGTTGCTGCTGTTTGAGCGGCGTTTCCTATTTCTATTGCGTTGGTAAGACCTGCTGCATTGGCTGCATTCATTGCGTCTGTGCCAGCCTGTGCTGCTTGAGCGGCGTTTACAGGTGGTGTTATTACGTTAGCCATCTCTAATCCACCCATAGCAAGATTAGCATAGTCTGAACCGTGTAGTGTCTCACCAGAAGCCAATTTAATAGCAGAAACAAGTTGCTCTGACGAACCCCCCGTGGCCATTGCTAAACCTATCCTAGCCATAGGCTTTAAAACATTATCACGAGCAGCCACCCATGTAGACTCAGAGTCTGCACT